ATTATAAATAAGGAGACGCTCTGATACACCGCCATCGCCAATCTCAAGCGCAGCGCGATTTGAAACAAGAAAATTGCTTCCCGGATACCAGTCAGCCGTCAGAACAACCGTCCCCGCCCCCTTATTATACCCAAACGCCCCCACACCAATACTCGCCACATCAGCAGCCCGCGTTGCCGTTGCGCCACTCGTGGGGATGTAGGAGGTGGGGAAAGATCCGGCTTCACGCTGGCCTCCCCATGCGTAAATATATTCGGCACCTGTTGCGGTCCAAGAACGGGAGCCATTACTTACGCCAACGTATGTATAAGATGCTGTAGCTGTAGCATCCATTGCCACATGCAACCGATACCAGCCGTTTCCTACATTTTCTGCACCAGCGCTTAACAGCGTATAACCAGTTCCTGCATTATCTATTGTGTAGTCACCAGTCGAAAAATCTAAAATAACTGCAATTCCATCATTAGCTGAATTTGTGCCAAAGATAAGTTGCGCGTGGGTGGCGTTTCCCTGTTTTACATATACCGATGACGTGTATGATTGAACAGAAGCATCTGATGAACCGGGATAATAAACGGTATGAGTACCCAAATTTGCCGTTGGCGTAATTTTTAATCCATCAATAATTCCTGTTGGCGCAGCAACTTCTGTATTTGCCTCATCAGTTGCAGAAATTGAGCCAGTAAAATTATGCGTCTGATGGGTAATCAGATTAGTCCTCGCCTCCTCCACCAGCAGGCCCAGACGGTTGCCTTGGTAGTCGTATTCTACGCGGGGCGTGTTGATGGCCGCAGACTTGAGAAGCCCGTCAGAGTCCAGATAGGTGCCAGTGGAAGCCCGGCTGAACGTGATCATGTCTGAGTAGTTGTTGTAGTTCTTCGTACCCATCCTACTCGCTCCAGTCTCTCACGCTATAGCTGCCAGTCGTTCCGTCAAAGGTGAGGAACAGCGAAGGTTCGAGGCTTGGCGCTGTCTCATCCACAAGGCCCTGATCGCCAATGTCACGGTCCCAGATTTGGAAGTTCTGGATGGTTCCCATGAAGTCGTAGCCGAGGTCGAGGTCAGACGTAGACAGATCGGGCAGCGCAGTGGGTGTTGTGTTTGCTGTTAGAGCAACGCCGTCTACTGCACCGTTGATGAAGGTCGATCCGTGGCGGCTTGCAATGTTGAAGGGGACGAAGACGCCGGGGGAGTAGTCGTCAACGCCGCTCGCAGAAAAATCATCAACGCCGTTTGCTCTACTTTGGAACACGACCCGCCCAGTTAGCGCACCCCCCGTGTCCATATAAGAGCGCATAAAATCAGAACCAGAAACCCACTGGAACATTGTCTGATCCACTGAGATATTTAGGTCAGCCCAAGTCATCCGCCCATCCATCTGTATGGAGACGGCGAGGGGGTTGATTTCTTTGACGGAGATGTTGTCAACTTCCCAAAACTCCCCAGCTAGCGCTGAAGCGTTCCGCAAGTTTAAATATCCAGTTGTTTGCGTAGCTACAAATACTGCGCTGATTGTTCCTGTGCCACTAGCAAGAGAAGTGCTCGCCATTTGGCCTGAACCACCGGAAGTCCCCATGTTTAAAATCATACTGCCTGTGATTCCGTCAGTTACAACATCCACAGACATTTCGTAAGCCTTGCCGACCTCAAGCGTTACGGTTTGAGACACATATCCGATGCCTCCATCACTGTCTGTAATCCGCATTACGCCTGAGTTATTTGTGATAGAGCAAGCCGTTGCAACCCACCCACTCACATCTGTGTCAAACGTCCCATTCGTAACCAGTTCACTCCCAATCACCTCCGGTGTGGGCCACGGCAGGTTAGCCGCTGGGATTGTCAGGCTTTCGGCAGCGCGGGTGACTGTAGCGCCAGATGTGGGGATGTAGGAGGAGGGCTGACCATCAGTGTTTTCTGTCTGAATGCCCCAAAGATGGAAACAATCAGTTCCTGTTCCTACATATTGCTGCCCTCCAAACGCGGCAGTATACTGAACAATTTGAAAATATAAATCGCTGGTTGATGTGCTAACTACTCGTACAGTGCCCCGATACCAGCCATTTCCAACATCTTCAATCTCTGCGGATTTATATATTGTGTTATTTGATGGCTCATATACTAACCCATTTTGCAGATCAAAAATTGGTGATTCTCCGGCGGCTGATAAACCAAACCCGCCCACAATTAAATATTTATTTGACGCAATACTTTTGCCATAAAATGAGATAGCATAATCACCAGCCGGAAGACTTATATTTGCGTTTATAGCATGAACTGCATCAGTGTTGCCCTCAGTAAGTTTTGTTGCAGTAAGCGTTCCATCTGGCGCTATAGCATCATTTTCCGTTATTGTACAAACGCTAAGGTTCCAATTTGTGTCTAGAACACTATGGGTAACTAAATTCGTCCGCGCCTCACTCTCATGCAGCATCCCCTCATTGACCCACTCGTAGCCATTGTAGATGTGGTGGCCACGCCGGGGGAGGTAGACTGCGGAAGAGGTGGTCGGAACGTAGGAGTCGCCACGGTCAGGGTTGTCTACCATGCCGCCGAGGTCGGAGCGGTAGAGACGAGTATGAGACAACAATACAGATGTAGCGCCGCCAGTTGTTATTGCTGTGCCGTTTGTTGACGTAAAGTAAATGTTTATAGCACCAGAAAGGTCGGTCGTAGAGGAATAAGCCCCTTCAATGAGATAAAAACCATTACCAAGCGGAGTAACTGTAGCGTTCCACTCTGTTTCTGTGCTGTAGCTCCCTTTCTTGGAGCCGTCTGTTAGGTCAACGTAAAGACTTGCGTTCGAATCGAAATTTGTAAAACGAATTAGTATATGGTCCCCTGTGCCGCTTACATACTTTGCTACAACTCCAAAAGTATATTCATCTGCCGCGGACAGCGTTTTATTTTGTGTATAAAGCAAAAATGAATCAGTGGAGCGCTCAACCAAGGTTGCAGTAGAGCCGCCCTCATAATCTGTCTGACCTGTGGTCTCCGTTTGTCCAGCTTGCGGAATCCAAGAACTATTAACACTAAAATCCTCACTATACGTCAGCAAATTATGCGGTCGCCACTTGATTGTGGGCATCTCGCGGACGGAAATGTTTCGAACTGAGCCAGTAAATGGGGTAGCCGGAAATATGTAAAAAGTAACGTTACCTGATTGCTGCTGCAAAGCTGTGTAGGTACCATTTGAAGTTGCATTTACACCAGCAGGAGATGAATTTCCTACACGAACATCAAGTGTTCCTGAAACGTAGTCATATACCTCAAACTCTACTTGATAAATTTTATTGGCTTCTAAAATGGGGACTCCTAACGTAAAACCACTAGCCGCAACACCGGTAAATGATCCATCGCCATTATCTGTCCACGCAGGGTCGGATATAGTCCACGTTTGGCCTTCAATTATGTTTGGCCCATACCCGCTCGTCATCGTCGCGTTTGTGCTGGCTGAGTGGCCTATCGTCTGGTTGAACGTAGACACCTCATTCGCCACCTCAAAGTCGTTGGCAAACAGATCAAGCAGGTATTTTGACGTAGTGTCGATGATACCGCCCAGGGCACTCATGATGCCCCGATAGCGAAAACGGAAGCGTGAGCGGCCCTTCATGGGTTCTTAGTATCCTTCGCCGGGGATAATGTGCAAAGTCGTGGTGTCGGAACCACCGCAGACATAGGCAATGTGAGTGTCATCCATGAACTTGGAGATCGTAACCTGGCTGCCACCAAGCACAGCATAATCCGCAGCCGTTGCCGTCAGGCCGGAGATCCCGATCCGCACATAGGCAACCTTGTCACCTGCGTTCGTCAGGCACAGCGTCTTGCTGCCCTTCCCGATCTCTGAAGATGCACTCGCATTAGTAACTGAAGCTGCAACACCGCGGCCATACGCCGGGGCAAATGTTTGATCGATAGCCATCTAAATAACCTCCACGGCGTTTCTCTTGATCCATTCCAGCCCATTGTGCAGGCGGGATTGCAAGGCCCGGTCGGCATCACTCGCCAGGCCAAGCATGATCTTGTTCGTCAGTTCATTGTAAAGTGCCAGCAGGGCATCGGCATCGCTGAAGGCTGAGTTTTCGCGCATCAGTTCCGCAAGATCATTTGGGGGTCGATCCTCCGGCTCTACAGGCGGCTCTGCTGGCACCTCTTCTTCCACCGGCTCGTCCTCAACGACGCCATAGCGCGGCGGCTCTGGCGGAATGTCCATGTTCAATCCACCCACGATCTCACGCAGGGATTGACGCCATGCCTTCCACTCAGGATTGATAACACGGTCGGTTTCACCGGCCTTCGGAATAACGTAGTCAGTACCTTTCAACCGCCGGGTGGCCTCTTTAGGCAACCAGGATAGCCGCTCATGGCATCCGCCATCATCATCGGTGATAACTTCCGCTGTATCCTCATAGGCACCGGCAGGCATTGGGTTAGGCACACCGTCCACTTCATGCTGCCAAGGCCCGATATTGATTACCGTGCCATCAGCAGAGCGGATAACCTTTTTCACCATCGTCATTTTGCTACCCAGCCTGTGTTACCCGTTCCAGACTCTTTAACATACAAGGTTGTGTTTGCGCCACCATCTGTTCGCGTCCACAAAGACCCCACAGAGGCTGCTACAGCGCCTTCCGGGCTTCCAGCCCCTGACTTCCACACCACGCCTGTATCGCCGCTGACGAGGTTCACACCGCCAGCAAACGTGACCGCATCAGAACTGGCCGCGTTCTGTGCATCGATGAAAGCCTTGACAGTTGTCCCTGACGCCCGCCTGGCATCACCGTTTGACTGGTCATAGATCACAAACTGATCGCCAGCCTCAATCGTATCCACTGCGGACAGCTTGTTGATCGTAACCATTATTCAAACTCCAGTTCGTCATCAGGGCCAGCATCTACAGGTTCGGCCACTTTCTCAAGATACGGGTCATGCTCATAACGCCATGACTTATGGCCCTGTCCAGCAGGAACCATTCTGTTGTCGATGGCTTTTTCCATTGGATAAGCTGCTCGTCCAAGGAGCGTCAGATAACCTTGCTTGGCAAATACCTTGGTATCAGGCGATGGCATCTTGCCCAAAGCAGGCGAAATCCGCACAGCCAACCCCTTATACATTGCTTCCAGGGCCATGTCGGGAACATTAATGTCATCGGACAAACTAGACTTGTTATACGCAGATGGCAGCGGATACCCCAAGCGGATACCCTTGCCATTCCACTGAGCCATCATGCCATCAAGCTGGCGCAAGGCATATTGCAGTTCTTCCGCATCAGCGTCGAACACATAACTGCCCAGCCCAATTTCAGAATATGCCTGCTGGATAACGTCTAGCTTTGTGTAAGTCATCGTAATTCCTTGGGCCAAACATTTTTGTAATTACGCGAGAACCACGCAGCGTCGTCTTCTGTATCGAATGACATAAAATCGCCCGTCCTCATGGCCCGATCAAATGCCTCATCACCATAGTCATGCAATTCGCCACGCTCATAAGCTATTCTGGGATAAACATAATAACGACCATCGGCCTCGCCGTATTCCATCAAATGGCTCATACGCTTCCCATCCTCCTCCAAAAAAGGAAATGCCTCCGGGTTCAAAATACGCCGAACAAAATTCTTATCGCTATTTTTGCGTAAGAGTTTCATCAAGGTTTCGTCATCCATTTCGCGCCTCAGCTTCCATGCGATCCAAATGGTCCTCGATCCGCTGGCGCAGCTTGTTGTCGCTGGTGCGGCCATCGAACTGAAGACCCAGTTCGGTTGCCTTCATTTCCAACTCTTCCCGTGTTGGCTCAATATTATAATCTGGCTCGTCTGCGGGGGCGTCTTCAACAGCTTCAACCGGGGCTGGTTCTTCCTCGGCGGGTTCAACAACCTCAACCACTGGCTCAGGTTCCGGCTCTGCTTCTGGTTCTGGAACATCCTCTACCTCCGGCTCTTCCCGTTCACCCGCCAGTGCCTCAGCAATCGTCTCAAACCAACCGCTCGCCAGCAGATGCGCGAGACCTTCCTCGTCATTGGCAACGGTATAATCAAACGTGCCGCCGCGGGTCGTGCTCATGCCCGGGCTGATATAAACCATGCGGGGAAATTCGGTCATTTCTTCTTGCCTTTTGTTTTTCGCTTTTTAGCCGTTTTAGCGGCTTTCTTGAAATCTTCATCGCTAGGAGCGCCTTTTTCTCCCTTGCGGCGCATCCGTTCTTTGGAACCGGCTTTAATACGAGCCTTTTTCTTCGCAATGTTTTTGTATAATCCTGGTCGCTTTGCCATTAGCTGCGCCTCGATTTTTTACCGCTGCACTTCCACCGCTTCCGGCTTAACCGCAATGGGCTGTTCGGATCGGCAGCAGCTTTTTTGCTTCGCTTCATCTGACCATAAGATCTGGCACAATATGCATCGCCCTTCTTGGTTCCCGGTCGAACCCGTGGGCCACCACCCTTAGCCGGTCCCGCCTGGCCATAGCTGACCCGTTTACCAGAAGCGGTAATCTTGACCTTGGCTTTGCCTTTGGCGGGTTTGGCAGGCATTAGTTGTTCCTGTTTGTTGAGCGACGAGCATTTTGACGGCGGCGTTCTTCACGAATATATGCAGCACGATCCTGCTCAAGGCGACCTACACGATTTGTAAGTTGCTCGCGATAACCCATAGTGTGGCGTATACCGGCCATGTCTTCACGGGCTTCATGAGCAAGGCGCTCACCACTGGTGCGGCCAGTATTAACACTACGCGCCCGATAAGTTCCCTCACGGCGCATCTGACCCATTTGATCACCCAATGCTCGCGTCAGGTTTGTATTCAAGTTGGACTTACGAGCAGCCTTTTTGACCTTTTTCACGGCTTTTTTAACCGCAATGTTGGCTTTTTTTGTGTTGGCTTTTGCAGCGGTCGTCATACCGCGGTCACGTCTTTGCCGTCTTTGTCTTGCACCATTCTGAGGCATTTCAATCTCCTATAATAAAAGGGCGGCCCCGCAGAGCCGCCCCCTTACGTCAGTTAAACGCTACCCAGGAACGGGCGGCCTTCCATGCCAAGGCACCAACGCCGAGCACAGCAACGAACGCCAGTGGCTGTTCGGCAATGCCGGTGTCTGGAGCAAGCAGGAACAAAGACGCAATCTTGATCGCGCCTGCGGTGATAAATCCGTCCAGTAGGGTTTCCCCAACCGATTTCACGTTAATATCGATAGAAGCCATTTTACTAATCCTCTTGATAACTGGCCAGTATATCAGGGCGGCCTATCAGCCGCCCCGACTGTTTACCATGTTTATGGAGTCTGACCAAACAGCAGGATGCCGGTCATCTCAGGCTGCTTGTTCACCACGCCATAGAGACAATCCAAGCGGTACTTGGTCAGCATCGTGTTGATGTCGTATTGCTTCTGCATGACGACCTCGATGCCATTGTCCGTGGTTCCGCGCATGATGTCGGCACCAGCACCATCCGGCACAGCATAGCGACCGGGCAGCAGCTCGATTGCATCACGATGCCAGAAGCAGTTCACGTTTGCAGCATCATAGTTGATGAACGTGATTGCCGAGTTGGACGCCGCGGTCACA